CCACATACGAAATGGCAGCCGGGGTCAGCGTGTCCACACGCGAAAACCCTAGCTGCCATGACAACTGCACCGCCTTCTCATCCTTGGTACCAAACAAAATCGCGTGATAGTGCGGACGTCCCGTCCGCTCTCCGTACTCACCACACGCGAAGAACCGCACCCGATCTGGGTGCAGCCGCGCCCGCAGGCGCTTAAGAAACAACGACACATCCCGCTTCTGCAACGTGGGGGGCACATGGGCATCATCATACGTCAAGGTGGCCCAACACACATCAACATGAAACTGCATCTCGAGACCACAACGAATAGCCCAAGACCGCGCACGCACACTCCGACAGTACACGCACGAACCACAGGGCAACATCAACAACTGGTCCGAGTCACCAACTCTCCGAAGATCGTGAAACGAAGGCCACAACATGATGCCACCAGAACGACTACCCCCCCAACGCACCGCAGGAATCGCGTGGGCACACGGCATCAGAGCCGGATGCCACCACGCAACGTCTCCCGCAGGTTGACGCGGCTCGTCTTCGACGCCCGCGCACGGAACTTCGAGGCCGACCGGCCCTTGTCCTCTGAACGACGGTGCATATCCCCTCCGGGGAAGATGGCTGGTAAAAGTGCCAGCGCCCTAACGGACGCTGTCACTTAGCACATATATATCAAGTAGACAATATGTGCTAGCGTGTCCTCCTGACACGCCACCGGCGAAACGCCTCAACAAGCGGCCAAAAAGCAACCCCTGCCCAATAAATGGGCAGGGGAAGCCTCTTCGTCGTCCGCTCCTCAATACAGCGGAACCCGATTCTCGGGCCGCAAACCGGGCACCAGAGCCCGAACCACCTCACGGTGGACTACCTGCCGCGCTATCGCTTGGCGAGGCCCCGGAGGCGGCCGGGGAACTACCCCCGGCACCGCCCTCCGGGCCCTTGTACTCACCGGACACCGTGGCCGCATACAAGCGGTCCCACGATCCGTACTTCTGCCGCAACTCGAGCGGCAAACGGCTGAACGCCTGACGCGCCTCTTCCTGCGCCTGCAGCGCCGACTGAAGGCTCATCTCATAATCCATCACGCCGAAGTCCCCGAGGACATTCGGCACACCGTACCGGTGAAGCAGATACGCCGTATCGCTCTCGGCCTTGAACTCCTGCCGCGCACGATCCTCGCCGGCAGGAGCCTCCCGCTCACCGAACAGCAGCTTCTTCTCGTCGCTCGTGTAAAGCGACACGTGATCCACCAATGGCGGCCTCATGGCTTCCTCGGGTTAAATTTCCCAACCGACGGGAACCACTTCTCCAGCATCCCGCCACGGAGATGCCACCCCATCGGGTCCATCGACGGCGCCTTCTCCGCGTCTACGCCGCGGTTATACAGGCCCAAGATCGACTTGGCCTTGTCCAAGTACTTCTCGCCGAACGTCGACGGGAGCTGATACTTCTGCAGCTCCCGATCATTCTTTCGAATGTCGAAGTTGATCGGCATCATCGACCGCAGGAACCGCTGCTCCGCAATGCTCGTCAACTCCCGTTCCTGCTGCGTGTTCTCCTTGAACAACGCATCGAGCTCGGCACCACGCGCCTCGAACCGCGTCTTCGCGGTCGCCGCCTGCGCCTGCTCAATCTGCGCCTTTGCCGTCTTCGCCTGCAGCGCAGAAGAAATACCGGCACCGACCGCATCACTCATCGTGGCGGTCGAACCACCCGGACTCGAGGCGGGCTTGTCATACGCCAACGCGGGGTTCAACCCCGCCGCCTCATAGTCCTTGACGGCCCGCTGCGCGGCCGTCGAACTCATCCGCTCCTGAAAGCGCCGGTTCCGCTCGGACTCCGCGCGGTTCGATGCATTCGTCAGCATCGAACCGCCAACACCGAGCGCACCCATCGCGAGATCAGCAGCCGCGAGACCCACCGGCAACGGCATCAGAACCGCCCAAGCAGGGCGGGCGTGCCGTGGATCGGCAGCGGCCGCGTGGCCGTCCGCTTGCACAGGATAGACGCGAGGAAATGCATGCCCGCCGTGGACGCCCCGGCGGCATACGCCCGCTGCAACGGCAGCGAAATGTCATCCTGAAGGAACGTGGCACCCAACACCGGCGCCGCCGTGAACTGCTGCGCTAGGTGCCACTCATCGATGTTCCCGGCCGTGGTCGACCGGAACAGTCCCGTCACGTCGGAATACTTGTGCCGCAGCTCGTCCCACCGTGGGACGTAGCCAAAGACCGTGACGTCATCCACGTCGACCCCGGTGCAGTAAATCTCCTGCCGGAGTACTGCCTGCTCCCCGAGCATCGCCAGCGACGGAAAATAGAAGTCGAACCGAGTCAGGCGGCTCCACATCCGATGCAGCCCCTGCTGGTACGACAACTCGGCCCGCACATTAATCAGGCCGAGCACCACACCGTGCTCCGTGGCCGCATACGACCCTGAATGCGTCCCGAAGCCGGTACCGGCGCCACCGAGGGCACCAAGGCCCCCGCCACCCGTGGCGGTCTGCGCGATCGGCGTCACCACCAACGGCGAGCTCCCGCCGCCGATGTACTCCGGACGCTGCAACCGCATGTCCGGAGACCGGACGCGGAAATGCGAGTACACCAGCTCGGTGTACCGCGTCCCCCCTCGCGCATCGCGCTCGAGCAACTGCTGCGTCAGCATCGCCTGCCGCAGCGTATTCATGCTGATACCGGCCGCAGCGGCCAAATCAGCGTAGATCGATGGAGTCCCCACCGACCCACCTTCCTGCCAGTACAGGGTGGTCGTTGCGGTCTCACCGTAGAGACCGAACGTCGAGATCGCCGCGCCCGTCGCGGGATCCACCAGGGCACCCGAGTTGATGCCGCCCTGCAAGGCGGTCACACCAAACCCCTTCACCGGCGCCCGCGTCCCCAAGGACACCGTCGGCGCCGTAAACTTCTGCGGCGCGGGCAGCGCCTGCGTGAAGTAGTCGTGCGACTTCATGCGACGCTGGATGACGTACGTCCCATCGCCAGAATCGCCCGTGGTGACGGTCAAACCGTTCACCGAGTTCTCATCCCGGAACCACTGGTTCCAGATGAGATAGTAGGCCCTGAAAGGCAGGGCCATGTTCGACACCGTCTGACCAGCGGTCACCTGCCCCACGGTGGGCAGGCCCATGTAGTCGTAGATCGAACTCACCGGCCACCCGCCGGGACCCGACACGATCTGCGGGATCGTGTACGCGATGGAATCGGCCGGGGAGTCCTGCTCCCCCATGAACCGCTTCCAGTTCGTCCAGCACAGCCGCCACGGGACGAAGAACAGGAACGTGTCCACCCGCAGATTATCCATCTGCGGGAACAGCATCGTGTTCATGCGCACGTACGGCGAACACTCGTAGCGCATGTGGTCCCCGGGATAAATCTCGTCCACCAGAAACGGTACGAGATACCCCTGATCGAACGTCGTCTTCCGCGTCCACTGATTGACGAACGTGGACCGCGGGACGTCAGCGGCCTCCACCATCGAATGGTCGGCCTGACTCACCAACTGACGTTGAGGAAGGAGGACTGACAACTAGCCCTCCTTCTGCAGCTGCGGCCCCTGCGCCCGCATCGCCTGCAGCGCCGCGCCGGTCACGATGACGCGCGGCTTCACGCCAACCACCCGAAGACCATCCTCCCTCCCGGGAGCCTCGTCATCCCAGAACGCCCCGAGTTCCACCAACTCGAAATCTTCCGGATGACGCGCCGTGATCGTTCCCTCCGACTGAAGAAGATCGTCGAACGACCTCACCGCCACCGCATCATGACTGAACGCCATGATGGGACCGAAGGCATCTGCCTTCACATCACGCACCGAGTACAACCGCTTCATAGCTTCCTCGCTTCTGAAAGGCGTGATAAACGAGCCTCGGCAATCTTCTCCGAGGCCAACGCGCGATCATAGTCGTATTCACGACTCTGACGCTCCATCTCGGCATGAAGGGCGGCCACCTCCTCCGGGGTGGCCACCTTCTTCCATGCCTCATGTAAAAACCGTGGGACCGGAACCTCTCGCCCATCCCAGATGGCCGACCGGCGCCACGAACTCCTGAACACCCGAGCATCGCCGCCGATTCCGGGTCGACGGGACATCAGGAGAAACGGAGGCTGCCACCGATACACCTCACCAGTGGAGAGCTCAACACGCTCTTCCGCCTCCTCAACTGCGCCCAACTTCTTGGCGC